GTGGCAACAGCATGGTACCAGGTGAAAATCAGCCAGAATCTGGCCCCCAATACGATTAAAGACATCTGGCGATCGCTGGAAAAATATGTATTCCCGTTCATCGGCAACACGCCAATAGACACCCTGACCGCTCGCAGGTTCGTTGAGGTGCTTACCCCCATCAAGGAACGTGGCAACCTGGAAACGCTCAAGCGAGTTTTACAGCGTATAAATGAGGTAATGGATTACGCCGCCAATAGTGGGATGATTGATGCCAATCCGGCTATGAATGTGCGTAAGGCGTTCCCCTCCCCTGTAAAAAAACATATGCCAACAATCCGCCCCGAACAGCTGCCGGAGCTTATGCAGGCTTTATCAGTATCGGCAACAGAACGGCAGACCAGATTACTGATTGAATGGCAGTTACTGACCGTAACCCGTCCCGTTGAAGCATCGTCGGCACGCTGGGAAGAAATCGACATGGAAGCGCAACGCTGGACCATACCCGCCGGACGCATGAAGATGCGCCGCGACCACGTTATCCCGCTTTGTGACCAGGCTATGGCAGTGCTGGAGGCTATGAAACCAATCAGCCACCACCGCGATTATGTTTTCCCGAGTCTGAAAGACCCACAGCAGCCGATGAACAGCCAGACCGCTAACGCAGCATTACGACGCATGGGATTCGCTGGCGTGCTGGTGTCTCATGGATTACGCGCCATATTCAGCACAGCAGCGAACGAAGAAGGCTTTGAGCCAGACGTAATAGAGGCCGCACTTGCCCACGTCGACACCAACGAAGTCAGACGGGCATACAACCGGAGCAACTACATAGAAAAACGCATCGTGCTTATGCGCTGGTGGGGCGAATTTGTCGAGGCTGCGGCGACGGGCGTAACCCTCGCCAGTGGTAAAAGGGGTATCCGAGCCGTTTAGCTGTACAGAAAACCAGTAAAAACTACGAAAACCATTTAAAACCGTCGTATAATTGCATCACATTTAACGACGAGGCCTTGAAAAATGAAACTGTTAAGATGCAAACAAATTTCAGATGCAATTGCGACGGGCTGCAACTGGCCCTGATGGTTCAGCATGAATTTTGGTCAACCTACGATCCGGAGGACAGAACGACGGCCCCATCAAAAAAACAGGTAGTAGATTTCCTGGTATCCCGTGGGGCTTCCAGAAATCTGGCTGTAAGTATTGATAAGGTTGTACGTCCGGCATCCATGAAGACCGGAGGCAGGCCAAAAAAATGGCGGTAACAATCCTGAAAGCGGCAGAAATGCCGCTTTTTTTATAAATCCCTTTCAAATCATCAATATAAAAAACTGTGTATACCGTTTAAAAACGGTGAGTACTGTTTTTCCCTGCATCCGATGATTTACCGTATTTCTCACCGGAATACACCGGAATACACCGGATTAATGAGGTAAATCACGATGGAAGCAATCAAAAAAGTCATCTTTCGCCAGGAAGTAAAAAAACTTATCCACATTAAGGCAGACAGCACGCTGCAAAGCATGATCAACGCCGGAGAATTCCCGCAGGGTTTTCGTGTCGGTTTGCGCCGTCGCGGATGGTATGAGGAAGACGTAATCGCATGGATGAAAGAACGCGAACAAAAAGCGCGCGGAACGACCGCTTAACATATATAGGGCAAATGATGAACATAAAAAAAGCGGCCCCGAAATGGAGCCACCTTTCTGAACAATTAACCCGCTGCGCCGTATGTGTCAACAATCATAAGCCCGGGCATGATAACCGCGATCAGGCTGGTGGGCAATTATCTTGCTTGTTGGGGCCGTATTGTGCTGCCATTTTCATCCGTTCAGAACGTGAATATTTTTTTAGAAACTCATCAAGGACAAAAGCGCATGGTGCGAATCTTTCTGATTCATGCTCGAGCGCCATATTTTCGTGCTCTCTGTTCGTTTTTTGCGATGGTGTATTGGTTGATTCTTTGTTGGTCATTGTGTGTTCCTGTAAAGCAATGCGCCGGAGTTCCTCACACCACGGCGCTGATGGTGATTATTCTGATTCTTTGGTCTTGCGGCGCTGGCGGTATTCAACTTCCCGCTTTAATGCAGCTGTAACAAACTGCCCTGTACTTTCGCCGGGCATTTTTACCGCCTCAACATTGTTCATAACTTCATGTGGAACCCTTGCCGCAACTGTTTGTGATTTTGCGTTTACTGCTTTTGTCGCCATGTTGAGCACCCCTCATAAAAAACAAATGCAGTATGCAGGAAAAAAAATAAGTGTTCAACACTTGACGTGTTTAACACCTCGATTTAAATTGGTGTTCAACACCTTATTAAGGCAAGGTGTAGAAACGACGAAACCCCGCACTGTAGGAGCAGTAACGGGGCTTCTAACCAACAACGTAAACTAGGAGCCGTTATGGTTGCTGTAAATCATATACCACACCTTGTACACACACAAACGGCCTTTGTGTGGCGTTTTCTGGCACTGAGTGCCGGAGAATCTCAAATCATCCACGTAACCGCCTGGACGGAACGCGAAGCGCGTAGCCGTTGCCCGTCCGGTTGTGTTGCTGTATTTGCCGCCCGTATTCGCCAGGGAGAAACCTATGCACAATAAAACCACACCGGACGCAGCAGCCGCCGCGCTCACTACGCTGATGCACGCGCTGATTGATATTTCTGTTATTGCTGACATGGCGCATAAGCACGCCACCAGTGAAACAGAATATGCAGGGGCTTTCGTTCCTCATTCGCTGGCGGTTATGCAACTTAGTGCTGATATGGCTCTGAATGAGGCCAAAGCTATCCTGATTGCTGATTGTGAAAATGGGGGGGTTATGCGTGATGATCGTTTTAATTCCCTGAAACAGGAATTTTCCGGCGTTCCTGATGATGCGGCTGATGCGCTTTCGTCAATATCTGAAATTATGCGGGTGGCTTTTTTCTTTCTTTGCACTGATGAGCACAGAGATACAGGGCTAAATATTCTTGATATTGCCGCTAACTATGCTGATTTCGTGACAGAGGTTATTTTAAGAAAAGCGACGGACGGGGATTAATATGCGTGATATTTACCACGAAACAACAGATCGCGTATTTCTTGCACTTTCTCACAGTGAAAATATGATGGAAATATTGCGCATATGGCTTGAAACACTTGGCGACAATGAACGCGACAAACAAAAATCAAGAATTGCCACGGCATTAATAACGCTTCTTGAGCCTGTAATAAATGAGTTGCAGGAAATAGAGACATTACACGACCAGTATAAAGCGCCCCACACCGGAGAATAAAAATAATGAAGCTTAAATATTCTGGCTTAACTGCCAGTGGCAACACTCACCCTAAATTTACGCGCGGTGATATTTACCGCGACCAGTACGGCGGTACGGTAATGATTAAGGGCGTGGCGGGACGGTGCGTAACTTACCGCCGTGAAGGTTACGAATATGATTGCGTGATGCCTGTTTATCAGTTCCGGCGTGATTTTTCTCTGGTACAGACCGCGCCGCATAACGTGCCCACCAGCAACGCCAGGGCACGGGCAAACATCCAGAAGCTGAAAACAATGATTAACGGATTCAGGGGTAAAAAATGAAACTGGCACCGAACGTAAAACTATTACCGAAAGATAAATACACCGATGCGATTATTTTTGCGGGTATTGATGCTCATTCATTCGCAGAGCATTACATCATTGCACAGGCCAAAAAAGCAGGCGATCCAGTCCCTCCCGTTTATCTGGGGCGTTATCAGTTAAGCGAACTGGATAACCTCCAGATTGTTGATGATGGGCGATACAGGGCGACGGTGATACGCGCCGGAAATATTGAAGAGCCGCAGCTGTTAACCATCGCCACGAAACTGGCGATCGCCGGAGTCCAGGAGGCGCGGCTACTTTCTGAAAATTTCGAATTGCTGGAGGAATGGAGCGACCAGCTTCCACGGCTTAGGGAGGCATGGGAACGCGGGGAAAGCCTGGTCATGAAAAAAATTCCCCAGCGAAAAACCACGCTACCGATGAGCGTTGGATCTACCGGATACGACACACAGCTTGATTACGTGGTAAAGGGGATTATTCCGGCATCGTCGCTTTGCAGCATATACGGGGCGAGCGGTTCCTATAAATCATTCCTTGCCGGATCGTGGGCGTGTCACGTTTCCACGGGCCGCCAGTGGGGAGGCCGCAGGGTGGCGCATGGCGCTGTTCTCTATGTGGTTGGTGAAGGCGGTATCGGCGTTCCGCGTCGTGTAAAAGCCTGGGAGGTTGTGCACGGTGAGCAGGTGAAAAATCTGTATCTGGTAAACCGTCCCATCTTTCCGGCTGTCCCGCTTGATGTTGATGAACTGGTTATTGCTGCCAGTCAGGTGGAGAGGGAAACGGGTAAACCTGTTCGCATGATTATTCTGGACACGCTGGCGCGTTGCTTTGGCGGCAATGATGAAAATGACTCCCGCGACATGGGGGCATTTATCCGTGGTTGTGACGAGCTTAAACGGCGCACAGGGGCTACGGTGCTGGTGGTTCACCATTCCGGCAAGGATGAAACAAAGGGGGCGCGTGGTTCCAGTGCATTTCGTGCATCACTGGACGCTGAATACCGGATACGCAGGGAGGACGCAGGAAGCGAAGCGCTGGTTATCTCATGCACCAAAATGAAGGACGCGGAGGAACTCAAAGAGGCTGCCTATGATTTGCGGGTGGTGGAGCTTTTTACCGACGCTGACGGGGAGTTAATCACGTCGCTGGTGGTGGTGGATAAGCCGCGTCCTCCCGTTGAACTGGAGCGCATCGAAGAGGCTGGCAACAAGACGGAGAATCATGCTGCGCTATGGGGATGTATCCGGTCACGCACACAGCACGGCGACAAGTGCACGATCCCGCTGTTACGTGACGATATGAAAAAGCTGGGGTACGAAATGAAAAACTTCAGCCGCTGGCTACGCAAGCTGGAAAAAGACGGGGTTATTTATATCGACGGTGATGATGTAGGCCCTCTGTAAAAAGTGAGGCGCAAAAGTGAGGACAATGAGTAATTGAACGAAAAACCCCCTGAACTCCTCACTTTTCAACGTATATATACCCCAAAAAGTGAGGAGTAAAAAAATCCTTATGAAACATGCACATAAAAACATCAAAAATATCAAGTGAGACGAAGCGAGACTCTTTAAAAAGTGAGGCGCAAAAGTGAGCATGAGTGAGGAGATAACCAAAATGCGCAGAGACAGAACAGAGCCAAAATATAAAGCGTTAGACATGACAGAGCACGCCTTAAAGGTAGCAATCAGGGTAATAGACCGCCACGCGGGGGAAGGATACGCGAAGGAACATCCCGACCTGATAAGCGCATTCATGACCACAGCAGCGGCAAACTTTGCCACGCTGACAGAACGGGAGATTGCCGAAGCGGAACAGGTAACAACCATCAACGTTAAAACCGGAGAGGGGGCAGTATGACGGCACAGATAGCCGCTTACGGGCGGCTGGTGGACGACCCGCAGGTAAAACAGACCAGCAAGGGCACACCAATGACGCTGGCTCGTATGGCGGTCCCCCTTCCGTGCAGCCAGGCAGATGACGGAACGGCTACGTTATGGCTATCGGTGATGGCATTTGGTAAGCAGGCCGACTTCCTGGCTAAACATCAAAAAGGCGACGTTGCCAGCATATCTGGCGTGATGCAGATAAGCCAGTGGACCGGACAGAACGGGGAAACGCGGCAGGGTTATCAGGTTATTGCAGACAGCGTAATCAGTGCCCGTGCGGCACGTCCTGGCGGGAACAGACGCAAAACCACAGGCGCACAGGGTAATCAGCCACCAGCGGGAGACGATGACCCCTACGGTGATGATATTCCGTTCTGAACGCACAGGCCGGAGAAAATCCGGCTTTTTGTACCCAAAAAAAGCCCGATAAGTACAGGAGGAAGCTTATCGGGCTTTTGCTTACGAGGTTAACAGCATGGTGACTACTGTTGCTGTAAATCATTTCATAATTTGCAACATAACTCAATTTTATTGCGCAAAATGCAATCATGATTATAATCATAACTGGATGAACATCCAGTTGTGATTTTTTAAGTCAAAGAGGAATTTCTGACTATGGCAGAAGAGAAAAAAGGCGGTGTTTCGGTGTACATAAGCCCCGAAATCGTGGAGGTGCTCAAGCAGCGCCACAAAAAAAACTATGAGGCTGGCGTAGCGGCTGGACTGGATCCGCTGATGACGCCGGAGCCGTCGATAGGTTCACTTGTGCGCTCTTATTTACTTGCGGCGCTTGGGATGCATAAAAATTATGGGGGTGAATAATGGCAGGCAAAGCAACGGCACTTAACACTAACCAGCTTTTTGCGTACCTGAATCGCGGGGATATTGCGGAATTTAAATTCAGTCCGCTGTTTACCACGCTGTTTTTCCCGAACGTGGCGACATTCAGCACCCAAAACATCATGCTGGATACCCTGGACATTGAAGAAGTCACCATGTCGGCGTTTTGTTCGCCTATGGTTGGCAGCCAGGTACAGCGCGATAAAGGATACGAAACCAGCACGATTAAACCTGGCTACATGAAGCCAAAGCACGAAATCGATCCAACAAAAACCATCATGCGCATGGCTGGAGAAGATCCGGCACAGCTTAACGACCCTACCTACCGACGTATGCGCCTGATTACTGGCAACATGCGCCGCCAGGTAAACGCCATTAAAGCGCGCGTGGAATGGCTGGCGGTGAATGCGATAACGACCGGAAAAAACATTATTGAGGGCGAAGGCATAGAACGCTATGAAATAGACTGGAAAATACCGGAAAACTGCATCATAGAGCAGGCCAAGGGTAAAAAATGGTCCGAGCAGGATAAAGAGATGCACGACCCAATCTATGACATCGAGCTTTATGCTGATCAGGCTGGTTGCCCCGCAAACGTCATGATTATGGGCGCTGAGGTATGGCGCACGTTACGCAGCTTTAAAAAATTCCGTGAGCTGTACGATCTTTCCCGTGGTTCAGAATCCGCCGCAGAACTGGCCTGTAAAAACCTGGGCGAAGTGGTGAGCTTTAAAGGCTATCTGGGCGATATTGCCCTTATCGTCTATTCCGGCAAATACGCTGACAGCGACGGCACCGAAAAATATTTCCTTGAGCCTGATTTACTGGTCCTGGGTAACACCAACAATAAAGGCCTGGTGGCCTATGGTGCGATTATGGATCAGGAAGCGGTCAGAACGGGCGCAACGCAAAACATGTACTACCCGAAAAACTGGATTGAGGACGGCGATCCGGCGATTGAGTACGTGCAGACACACAGCGCACCGCAGCCGGTACCGGCAGATATTCGCAAATTTGTTACCGTCAAAATTGGTTAACGGGGGATTCTATGGACACTCCATACATTGAGTTATTCGCAGGCAGTCAGCAGGTCGCCACGACGCTGGTACATTTTGCCGCTGATGCTGGCGTTATTCAGGAATTTACCCCGCTGATGCTGGCGGACAATGGCGAGTTTAAGCCGTGGGATGGTCAGGAATCTGGCAAGGCTGTTTATCTGACTTCGTATCCTGTGGACACGTCAAAGCAGAAATCAGCACAGTGTTACAAGACGGGGATATTCAATATTGCCGCCGTTAACTGGCCTGAGAGCGTCGACACCGATGCGAAAAAATGCGCCGCCTTTGCGGGTTCTGGCGTATCCGTTCAGCCGCTGGCCCGATAAGCAGGGGGAACGATGGCAACGAATGAAAGCATCATGACGCTACCGCTGGCGAGTAAATTTAAAGCCGAAGCGCGGGCAATGGCTGACAGAGGGTTATCAACCTACGAGGCCATATATCAACTTAACAAACTGGAAGAGCAGGACAAGCCGCGCGCTGATGCGATTATGGCGCTTGATGAATCTGGCGACTATCAGCCGCTGTTACGTGCAATGGCAAACGTGCCTTGTATCGATGTTGGTACGGCTAAAAGCATCCTTAGCATGACCATAGAGCAGGAACGTCCGAGGGTTGCGCCGGAGCTTACCGCAGCCTTTGAAAACTTTATGGACATGCACAGCCCGCAAGCCGTATCAGCTGGCATGGCATACGATGGCAGAAACCCGGGCGATGACGGCGACATCGATCGCATACTGAAAACCATCTGAGACAGGCCGGAGAAATCCGGCTTTTTTTACGGGTCCTTTCCGGCATATGGACCCGTTACGGGGCGGCGACCTCGCGGTTTTTCGCTATTTATGAGCTTTTTCAGGGTGGTGGTGGTGGTTTTGTTGTTTGCTCTATCTTTATGAATAAAAAGGGAAAGATGCAAGCAATACACCAACCTGAAGCAGTAATTAAGTTGGTGTATTAATGAAATCGCACCTGATGAACAAAAAAAACATGGCTAAAAGCTGCCGTGTAAGTGCGACAGCGTTCGACAAGTGGGGAGTAACTCCCGTTGAGCGTAAAGGCCGTGAGGCGTTTTATGATGTTGCCAGCGTGATAGACAATAGGGTTAACAATGCAATTAGCCAGCTTACAAACGGCAAAGGTGAGATTGATGATGATGAACTTTTACGAGTCAGGATCAGATTACTGACAGCACAGGCAGAGGCGCAGGAACTTAAAAACGAGCGCGATCGCGGTGACGTGATTGATACAGAGTTTTGCATGTACGCGCTTTCAAAACTGGCGAGTCAGATTTCATCAATCATGGACAGCCTCCCGCTTACTATGCAAAGGAGCTTCCCACAGATGACCCCCGCTATGCTGGATGGACTTAAAAAGGAAGTGGTTAAAGCCTGTAATGCTTGCGCAGGAGTTGCTGACAACCTCCCGCAGATACTGGCTGATTACCTGATGGAAACTACCGGAGACGTACCGGAGAAGTTACTACAGAAGAAAGGCGAGTAACAGACGCGCAATTATTGAACAAAAATGAGAAAGGATCTGATAATGACATTTTCTGGCTAAAATGCCTCGTGTCAGATCCTTTCTTTTTTTAATATTTTCATTTTTAAACAGTCTGTTACAGAGAAGAAGAACGGATCTGACTTTTGCCGGAAAATTTTCATAAACAGATAAAAACCGCGAGGTCGCCGCCCCGTAACGGGCCATAATTCCAGGAAGGACCCGACGACACCAGACTATCAGAACGATGGGGGCACAATGACAGAAGCCGAACTACTGCGATTAATCCGTCGCGTTGCCGGAATCAGCCAGCAGGCTGACGAACAGGCCACGCAGCCGGACAGCGTGACCGCCGAAAATTATGCGCGTGTGGTTGCTGAGGTGATGCGCCGTGACGGTATTGAGCTTAACGGCGTGGATATGCGCGACATACGGATCCGCGTTCTGGAAATGCTGGCCTACAATCGCCGCGTTGAACTGTATCGGGAGAAAGAAAAAATTACGTACCACTGGAAGAAGCCGGAGCGGTTACGGCGATAA